CCGCACATGGCGCGACGATCCCGAGTTTTCGCGTCGAGTAAAAGCCGCCATCGCCGAACGCGAGATGCTCTGGCTAAACGAGGTGCGCCACCAGGAGCGCGGCTGGCAGCGCATCGCTTGGCTCCTAGAACGCACCTGCCCGCAGGACTATGGCCGGCGGGACTCGGTGCGAGCCGAGGTGACCGGGGCTGGTGGCGGCCCGATCGTTGTGCAGGTCGATGCTGACGCGACCCCTGATCAGGTCGCTCGCGCAGTGGCGGAGGCGCTAGCTCGTGCCAACAGCAGTGACAACGCCTAGAGTCGATCACATCAGCGTCAACGGCAGGCTGGTCGAGGTGCAGTATGGGCCCCCACCCTGCCCTGTGACGTTCGCGACTCAGACGCTCGGACTCTGGCTGTCACGCACGCAGCGCGAGGTGCTCGAAGCGGTCCGAGACCATCCGAAAGTCGTCGTACCGAGCTGCCACGCGGCCGGCAAGACGTTCCTCTCCGCCATCGTCGTCCTGTGGTGGATGTTCACGCGCAAGCCGGCCTACGTCATCACGACCGCTCCGACGTGGCGCCAGGTGCAGCGGCTACTGTGGAAGGAGATCCGCGCCCTGCACCGCCGCCTGCCAGAGTCCATGCGGGCGCGGTCCGAGTGCGACCTGACGCAGCTGAAGATCCTCTCGGCGGACGGCAACCCAGACCCGTACCACTACGCATACGGGTTCGCGTCGGACCGGGCGGGCGACATGCCGGGCGAGCATGCGGAGAACATGCTCGTGGTCTATGACGAGGCGCCAGGCATCGAGGATGAGCAGTTCGCGGTCATGGATACGTACCAGCCGGAGCGCGAGTTGATGATCGGCAACCCTGTCAACGCCACGGGACGGTTCCGACGCGCGGTCGAGAAGCCGGAGCTGGGCTGGCACACAGTCAAGATCAGCGCGTACGACACTCCGAACTTCACGGGCGAGGAGTGCCCCGAGGTGGTTGGGCGCCAGCTCCTGCGCCGCGAGCGAGTCGAGGCGTGGAAGATCGAGTGGGGTGAGGACTCGGCCTACTACCGCAGCCGCGTCCTCGCGGAGTTCCCGGATGAGTCCGAGGACGTCGTGATCGCCCCGTTGTCATGGGTCCAGGCCGCGCGCGACCGAGAGCCGCTGCAGCTGCCACATGCGACGGCGCAGGTGGGCGTAGACGTGGCGCGCTGGGGCAGTAACCGCACGTCGATCGTGTCGCGTCTCGGAGCGGAGATCGTGGCGATCCGCTCCTACGAGGGCAAGACGTCACTCCAGGACGTGGCAGCGCGCGCAAAAGAGGCCGCGGCAGAGCTATGGCAGCGTGCGCGTGTGCCCGTGACGGTCCTCATCGACGAAACGGGCGTTGGGGCGGGCGTCGTCGACTGGCTGGTGCCGGAAAGCACGGACCGCATCCGGTTCGTTGGCGTGAACTTCGGATCGCGGGCCAGTGAGCCTGATCGGTTCGTCAACTGGCGGGCCGAGGCGTATTGGTGCATCCGCGAGAGTCTGAGGCCACTGAGCAACTGGCCGGAGCTCGCGATCACGGCTACGGGGGCTGAGGTGGAGCGGTTCGCGGCCCAGATCAGCACGATCCGGTATCACTACCGGCAGTTCCGAGTGCAGATCGAGAGCAAAGACGACATGGACAAACGCGGAATGCCGAGCCCGGACGAGGCCGACGCGGTCGCGCTCGCGGTGGGGCCTGTGCCGGTCGCAGAGGGGCCGCAGGAGATCGTGACCGAGGATGATGTCCTGCCGGGTTGGCAGGCTATCCAGGCTGGAGCGGCGAGGCTATGAGGGCTGATCGTGCCGAGGTCCGGTGCCCGAGCTGCGGGCGGATCGTCGCGATGCGCGAGCGAGGCGCGATCGCTGGCGTGTGCGTCACCTGCAGACGGTGTCGGCGCGTGGTTGTGGTGCGTGTGACGCCCACTGGGCAGATCACGGTCGAGACGGAGGCCGCGACTTGATGCGCGCGGAAACGTCGGGTGCTGAGGGGAGGAGGATCTACATGCTGTGCCGTACCTGCGGTTACATGCTCGAGCCACTCGACAAGCTCTGCCCTCGCTGTCACCAGAACCCGATGGACGCGCCGCCTCCGCCGCAACCGGCGCCCACGACACCTGCGCCCGAGCCCAGTGGGCTGCGACGCGCCCTCGATCCCTCGATAGGCGCACGGGAGCGACGGGACCGGATACAGGCGGCAGTGGCCGCAGAGACCGCTGCGGACGATGCTGGCCTGGGCCTCTGCCCGATGTGCGGTAGCCGTAGGCTTGTGGAGGCGTCGATGATCGAGAGCCGGGCGCGTTACCCGCTGTGGGCGATCATCCTCACGTGCGCCCTCGCACTGTTCACGATGGGTCTATCGTTGATCGCCCTGCCGTTCCTGCTGGCCAAAGACCACTTCCCGGTGCATCTGAGATCGTGTCAGGTGTGCGCCCATCGGTGGCGTGCGTAGCAGGTATTCGCTGAATATGCGTGTATAATAGCAATATGAGTGTCCCTCCGTAGTGGGCCATCGTGCCCCGCACAGGGTGCGCCCCATAGGGGCGTGTAGTGGACCAGACCGCGCGAGGTCGTGGCCCTGTGCGTATGCCCTGGAACCGAGCACCGCAGACTGCAGAGCGCGCTGAGCGCGCCTCGGCTGTCGACGTCTCGATCGCTCGCACTGAGGCGCATCTGGCGCGCGTCTCCGAGACCATCGCAGCGGAGATGCAGCGTGAGCTGACCGAGGAGTCTGGATGGCAGCTGCTATCGGACCTCGGTGGCGACTCGTACGACCTGAGCAACGCCGCCCGCGCGGCGATCGCGGCGAAGTGCATTCGGCTGTGGATGGTCGATGGCGCGATCGGGCAGGCGGAATCGCTCCTGGCGAGCGGCACGTTCGGTCAGGGGATCAGCGCACCCAGAGCAGCGGACCCGCGCGTGCAGCGGATTATCGATCGGTTCTGGGACGATGCGGACAACCAGCTCGCGCTGACGTCTATCGACGCCATGATTGGGATCAATCGCGCCCTCATGCTCGAGGGCGAGCGGTTCCTGACTGTCCACACCAGCGCGGCCGACAGTCTCGTGAAGCTCGCGGACATTCCCGCCTCGGAGATCACGGACGTCATCACACATCCGCAGAACCGCCGGAAGGCTTTGGTCTACAAGCGCAGCTGGCGTCCGGCTCGGTATGACTGGGGCCGCGGCACGTGGGTGACGGACACGCAGCCCATGGTGCGGTACTACCGAGACCTGGCGGCGCCGGATCCGCGCGCACCGCGTGACGATGATGACGACGAGGCGCTGGAGCTGCTGGCCTCGGTGCCTGACCTCGATGATGACACGGCTATTCTGCACGTGCGGGTCAACAACATCGGCCTGCGCGGGGTGCCCGAGGTGTATCGGGCGTATGACTGGGCGAGGACGCACGCGGGCACCGTATCCGACATGGCGACGATGACCAAAGCGCTCTCGATGTTCGCGTGGCGCAAGAAGATCCGTACGCGCAGCGAGGCAGCGGTGCGCAGTGGGGCGTCGCAGTTCCAGTCGCCTCCGCCTGGCCCCGGCGCCGTGCATGTGAGCAACGATAACGTCGAGCTCGATCCAGTGAACGTGGGTACTGGGGCGACGAGCAACCAGAGCGCCACGGGCCGCCAGACGTTCCTCGAGGCCATACGACCATTCGGGTTCGGCGAACACTGGTATGGCGACGCGTCGACGGGCAACCTCGCGACTGCGAGCTCGATGGAGCAGCCTGCGGTGTGGCGGATCCTCGCCAGGCAGACCCTGTTCGAGCGCGCGCTCCGGACTGTCATCGACTACGCCATCGAGCGGGCCATCGAGATGCAGGACTATCTGCCGATCCCGCGGTCGGTGCGGCGGTACTACGACCTAGACTTCCCGCCTCCGCAGCCGCGCCACGAGCAGACGGTGTCCATCATGCTGCCCGCTCTCGCAAACGCCGCGAGCACTGGGCTGATAGACAAGCGCGAGGCGAGCTACCAGGCATATGTGCTGCTGGGCTCAGACGACATCGACGAGATCATGGAGCGGCAGTATCCGCCGCAGGAGCAGTTGGAGGGCGAGCATCAGGAGGCACCCGAGCCGGAGGCGCCAGAGGAGCTGGCTACGGAGGCGGAGAGGCCGGACGATCCCGCGCGAGATCGGCTAGCTGGCTCGTTCGCGGCACGGTTTCAGACTGAGATCATCTCGCCCTGGCGCGAGTCTGTGCGTCGGTGGCTGAGGTCTGTCGAGTCCGTGCCGGGCCCTGCGGCCCTGCGCCGCGCGTTGGTTGCGAACGCGATGCCGGATCGCAAGCGGATCGAGACACTGCTTGTGGAGCTTGGCATCGAGGCTGGGAACCATGCGGGGCAGCAGACTGTGGACAGGATCCGGGAGCAGCTCCTGGCAGCGGCTGGGGTACGCGAGGCGGAGGGCGACGATGATGACGCGGCCGCGGCCGAGAAGCGGGCTGCCAGCCCGCGCCCAGCGCGCCGTCTGAGGGCCTACACGCCTCCAGAGACGCTGGCCGAGCAACTGCAGCGTGGCGAGGGCTGGGGCGCACCGTCGGGCGAGTTCGTGTTCAACCTACGGAACCAGACAGTTCTGAGCACGATCGCAGGCCGTGGTCAGAAGATCGCCGGCGAGATCGCCGGGACCATGCTCGATGACATGCACACGGTGCTGACTAACGAGGGTTACCGACAGGGGCTCTCTGGGGTGGGCGTGGCAGAGCAGCTCGACAGCATCTTCCCCGAGACATACGCGGCGCGGGCTATCACCATCGCCCGCACCGAGATCACGGCGAGCATGGGCGAGGTGGCGCTCCAGGCGCTCTCACGCAACGGTATCGACCGCCACCAGTGGCTTGCGATGATGCGCGACACGAGGCACTCGCACGCGGCCCTGAACGGGAAGATCGTGCGGGTCGGCGAGGACTTCAAGCCAGGCCTCAACAGGCCAGGCGACGACCGGGCAGGCGCATCGGAGGTCGTGAACTGCGAGTGCGACATCCTGCCTGTGCTGGATGAGGAGACGGCCCTCCGCGAGGTGCCGTGGCTCGGTGAGTAGTGGGAGGTGACGTGATGGGTGGACAGGCGCCGAGGGCGCTCGATGGTCGGGTCAACGAGGTGTTCCCCGCGTGCGTCCTCGATGCCCCTGCTGGGCTGGCAGATGGGGACTATCGGGTGCTCATCATCGGGCACGGCCCGACCAACGACGGGCGGCGCTACTACAGCCGCCAGGTGCTCGAGCGCGCCGTCCGCGAC